GAAATACTCCGTCAGATCAGTATGTGCGAGAACAGGAACGAGCGATTACGAATTTTGGCAGAGAACCAGATAACATTAAAGGAACTAAAAAAGACCATTGACTTGTGTGAACTATTAGTGTATTATAATGAACGTATCAATGAGCAAAAGGACTGAATAAATGTTTCTTACAATTATTATTGTTTTCTCCATCATGTTCAGCGTATTTATCAATACGACTATAAAGAACTGGGTATACCAGAACATCATTTCACCTGAAATCGATGAACTAAAAGACGGCGAGGAACCTTCATCTTCTCTCATGTATACCACAATGGCTATGTTGGTGGTTAACAACATGATTCCTTTCACACTTGGTGCAGCTATTGGTCTATATGCAATCCTTTGATAAGCGTGTAGAGATATTAAAAATCTCACAACTATCGGAAGCCGAGCGTAAAGACCGTGAATTTATATTAGAGATGGCTGAGCATGTCTGGCAAAAAGTTAAAGGTTATCCAATTCCCGACTGCTACTCGGAAGAGGATCGTCTGTCAATATTTGAGCGGTACTACCATAGAGCCGTTTCACAGTCGCAAGGAGAGTAAAGACCTCTGGCCGACTATTCTTGGAGTAATAGTAGGATTACTTTATGTAAGTCTGCTATTCTTGTTATAAGGAAAGTAGTATGAAAGAGTTAGTTGCTGCTGTTATTTCTATTTGCCTAAACACAGGTGAATGTGAAAAACACGAAATCAAAATTGAACCTAAAGTTTGTCATTTGAAATCGGCAAAGGCAAAGGTTAATATGTTTGGTGAATGGAAAGACGCCATAGTAACATTCAAGTGCTAGGAGAACTAAATGTTAGTAGGAGATAAAGTGAGCCATTCGGCAGTTAGTGAAGCGTATTGCTTGCTATCCTCATATATCAGAGAAGAAGGTAAGATCGGCACTAACTATAATGCTGAACACTTACAAAACTTTGTTGTATTCTTAGCAGAAGTTTTAAAAAATCCTGATAATTTTGTTGAGGATAAAAATAAGAAAGGTGATAATAATGAATAAGGTAATTCTAGCAGCAGCGTTTGTTGTTTTTAGCACAGCCGCACTAGCAGGTCCTTACGGTACATACTACAATCCAGTTCAGGATCCTCCATTCGTTGGTGACTGGTCTGTTCCTGTTCATCGTGGTATGTATTGTGTTCAAGGTACATGGCATTACGGTTGGCTTCGCCCATGGGAGCGTTCTCCTGTGATCAAGCCATCTTGCGGTACAGCGATCTATCAGATTAACTAATTAAAAACATGCGGGTGTTCTCCTGGGAGAGGACTTAGCCTTCCAAGCTAACGGAATCGGTTCGAATCCGGTCGCCCGCTCCAACCATATTTACTATGAAAATTTTAAGAAATTTTGTAAAGCGTGATTATCAGGATTATCTTGAAACTGCGGCACTCCGAATACCGTGGTATTTTCAAGATAACACATGTGATTATTCACACCTCCCTAACTGGAAACCAGATCAGAACCTGAAAGAAACACCATTCTTCGTTAATATGATGGTCGATGAATTTCAGGTAAAATCTGATGATTTCAAATACTTTCGACCTCTCCTATCTTTCTTAGAGCAGGAGACTGGCCGAAAGTATGTTAGTAGGTTGTTTCGCTTCAAGGCTAATCTTTATCTAAAGAACGAAACATATCCAGAGAATTGCTTCCATACACCCCATGTGGACGTGTTTGATGAAAAGACTGGAGAGGTTGGTGAAGGAGAGATTTTTATATATTATGCGGATAGCAGCGATGGTGACACATATTTGTTCCGTGAACCTTTTGGCTCGGAATCGTATACCACTGCCAATAGGGTTAGTCCTCTGAAAGGCAAAGCAGTTCTGTTTGACCTACAGACTGTCCACGCCAGTTCACCGCCTCGATTTCATGAGAGAAGGATAACCTTGAACTTTGTTTTCACTAAATAACAGTGCCTTCGGGCTTCTTTATAAAGGAGAATATGATGTCACTAAAGAATTTTTCAGCTAACTGGAAGACTACAGTTGTTGGTCTTATTCCACTAGTAGCATATGGACTAAAGTATGCTGGTATATGGCCAGAGTCAATGCCTCTTCCACCATTGGACGAAGTATGGCCTTTCCTACTTTCAATCGTTGGTCTTGGCGTTGCTGCCAAGGACGGGAATGTTACTAACGCTTCTCATCCAACAGATCCATCAAACGTCTAATTTTCTATACGGATCTTAGCGTCCGTTAGATATTTACGAATGGCATCGACAGAGTTCTTACAGCGTTTATTGTTCTTATAGAGTTCAACAATCGTTTTGGCTACGTCGGTGTCATTTAGTTTTTGCCAGTTTGGCCACTTAGTTTTAATTGGACAGTCATACATTTCATTAGGAGGTGTAATGACTTGTAATCTTGTTGTCGGTGCTGTAGATTGACATCCAGCTAGTAATAGTGAAAGGATTATTAGTTTCTTCATTGTGATAGTTCCCTTATAGTTCTTTTGAGAACCTCTGATGATTCCTTTTCATCTTTGTGGGTATCTAGATATACATCAAGACCTTTTAGCTTATCGTTCAAATAGGATTCTTTGTTTTTCAAATCAGCAATAATCCTATTGCTTTCTTTACTCAACTCTGTTAGGTCATTAATGACTTCTGCCTGTAATGCTAACTCTTTTTGTAATGCTTCTACCTTGGCTTGTGCTATAGCAGCATCTTCTATAGAACTTTTCCAAATGTATATACCACCACCAGCAATGATAGCCATGACTATTCCTAAGACTAAATTGATTGTCCAATTATTAATAGGCATCTTGACACCTCCATACAATCTGCTATAATATATAGTATTAGGAGAGGAAGCAATGATCTTATGTTCCTGTAATATTATTACCGAGGATAAAATTAAGGAATTCCTTAACGGTAAAAAACGCCAACCATCTGTTGGTACTATTCTAAAAGAAATCGGATGTTCGCAAGTGTGTGGTACTTGCTCCAATAGCATCGTAAGTATAGTGAGAGATCATTATGGTAGTATAGAAATCTCTACTGATGATCTGATTTCAGACTTTATCAAAAAAAATGGTAAATATTGTCATCTGTAAGGAGAAAATATAATGCTTGTGAAGATCGGACCATATGTTAAGTGGTGGGGTCCCTATCAACTCGCCGAACTAATTCCATTCGTCAGTGAAGATACACATGACAAGATCGGATCTTGGCTGTCTAGAACTTGGATCGATGACGTTTGTGAATGGTTAAACAGCAAAACCAAACGCAAGGTCGAAGTTCGTATTGACAAGTATGACACTTGGAATATGGATAATACACTCGCACTCATTATTCTTCCTATGCTTAAACAACTCAAAGAAACTAAACAAGGTTCACCATTAGTTGATGATGAGGATGTTCCTGCACATATGCGTCATACCTTGAGCAAAGGTACTGATGATTGGGAAACGGACGACCGATGGATTCATTACAAATGGGAATGGGTTCTCAATGAAATGATTTGGGCATTTGAACAAGAACTTGATGATGAATGGGAAGATCAGTTTGTTCATGGTGAACCAGATTATGAGTTTATCCATGTTGGTGGTGAGGTTGGAACCGAAAGTGAATTGAATGAAATGAAACAAAAGAATCCCAACTATTGGGTTGACAGAGAAGGCATTAAAGAGTATAATAACAGAATAGATAATGGATTTAGATTGTTCGGTAAGTATTATCGTGGGCTATGGGACTAAGGAGATTGAGTATGACTTTTGATGGTAAGAAAGTAGATATCCTCGCTGAAGAGTTTAATCAGCGTGCCTTTGATGGTAAGTGGGAACGTATCGTCAAGATTATGGATCTTGACAACTCCTATTCGTTTATAGGAGAAAATGGTAGCCGTATGACCCATATTCCTGAGAAGTGGATCACGGTTGGAGTTTATGATTACTTAATGGAGATTGTAGATTAATGGCAAAGAATTTGAAACTAGTCCGCCTATTCACAGGTGAAGATGTTTTGGCCGATGTTATAGAGGTCAATGATAAGTTTGTTAAGCTAAAGGATCCTGTCCGTGTTATGGTCATTCCTTCGAAGGACGAAACACAGCCAGGTATTGCTCTTGCGCCTTTCACACATTGGTCAAAGGACAAAGAGATAGACGTTTACATCCACGTGGTTATGTGTATAATGGAGCCTATCACGGAGTTTAAGAACCAATATAATGCTGTCTTTGGTGGAATCGTAATGGCAGAAAACAAGATCATCCTACCTGGTGAAGGAGCGTAATGAAGTTCTACACTAATGCTGAAATTTGGGGTGGTAAAATACTTTACCGTGGTGTTGAGAATGGCCGTAGAGTTAGGCTAAAGTCTGAGTATCATCCTACTCTATTTGTTCCTTCTGACGATCCAACCAAATACAAAACAATTCATGGTGAGTATGTGGCTCCTTTCAAGCCGGGTACCATCAAGGATTGTCGTGACTTTATTCGTCAGTATGATGGTGTAGAAAACTTTAGAATATTCGGCAATACTAGGTATCAATATTGTTTTCTTGCTGATGAATACCCTGGTGTAGTAGACTGGGATATTTCACAGATTAAGATTGCCAATATCGATATCGAGGTTGGCTCTGACAATGGCTTTCCTGAACCTGATCATGCCAATGAACCACTTACGGCTATCACCATTAAGATGGACGGACACTTTACAACATTTGGTTGTGGTGATTATACTAATCGCCGCAATGATGTTACTTATATAAAGTGTGCTGGTGAATATGATTTAATCAATAAGTTTGTTGGCTGGTGGGAGTCGGACTATCCAGATATCATTACTGGATGGAATGTGGCTAACTTCGATATCCCATATCTTGTTAATAGAATCCGTAAGATCAATGGTGATAAAGTTGCCAATAGACTTTCACCCTGGAATGTTATCAATGATAGACAGTTAGACTTTGGTAATAACCGTAAGATCAACTCTTATGGCTTCCTCGGTCTGGCTGTCCTTGATATGATGGATCTTTATCGTCGTTATGCTCCTGATGGTAAGTCACAGGAGTCCTATTCGCTCGACAATATTGCCCACGTTGAACTAGGCGAGAACAAACTATCTTATGAAGAATATGGATCATTACATACTCTTTATAAAGAAGATTATCAAAAGTTCATTGACTATAACATCAAAGACGTTGACCTAGTGGATCAGATTGATGAAAAGGGAAAGTTTATTGAACTTGCCCTTACTTTGTCCTATGATAACAAGTGTAACTATGAGGACGTGTTCGCACAAGTCCGTATGTGGGACGTGATTTGTTTCAATCACCTAAAGTCAAAGAACAAGGTGGTGCCACCAATCGAGAAACATACAAAGGATGAAAAGTATGCTGGTGCTTATGTCAAACCTCCTATTCCAGGTCTTTATAATTGGGTGGCATCTTATGACGTTAATTCTGAGTATCCTTCTGTTATTATGGGTTCTAACATTAGTCCTGAGACTATCGTGGAACCTGATGCCTACACTGATGCTATGCGTAATGTATTGGCTCAGTCTGTCGATATTGATCGTCTTTTGTCAGGTACTATTGATACCTCCGGTCTATACAATGATAATGTTACCTTAACTGCCAATGGTCAATTCTTCCGCCGTGATAAGCAAGGCTTCATGCCTGAAATGGTCGAGAAGATGTTTGCTGACCGTAAGCGTTATAAAAAGGAGATGCTAGATGCCGAA